GTTACCAGATGCAACAGTAACATCGAGAACCTGAGCACCAATAGGTTGAATAATCCTTGCTCTAGGTGGGGTTACATACCCTCTACCTCTATTTGTAATTACGATCTCGTAAACTTGACCGTCTTGATTGATTCTGGAAATTGCCTGAGCATTAATACCGCCTGCAGGTGCAGGATCCAGATAAACAATAGGAGGATTGCTGTAGTTAAGACCAAAATCTTCGACAACAATACTATTAATGTTTACACGACCTTCACTATCAATCGTTGGTTGACCGATTTTACAACCACCAGGATTGACGAAAGAAATAGCAGGGATAAAGTCATATCCACTACCAGAATTCATAATAGTCAGACTATCAACCTGACCAGTTTCATCATTTACGGTTAGGGCAACCTTTGCCAGTGTACCACCTGTAGGAGCGCCTACAAGAGCAAGAGGAGGGTTGTATGACGTGTAACCTTGTCCACCATCAATTAGGTTGATATTCTTGATACCACTAACCAAAGTTTTGGCAGTTGCACCTACACCTTCACTGTGCTGGATTGAAACTTTAGGTTCAAAGTCCAGTCTATAACCACTACCACCAGTTTTAGGAATCAGACGGTCAACTTGACCAACTGCATCAACGGAGACAATTGCAGATGCTCCAGATCCAAAACTAGGGGCATTATACTCAACAGAGCGAATATGGATATCATCAGCGCCACCCAGTGGGAATCTAAAGACAATTTCACTTCCAAATACAGTATAATCAGTGTATACTTCAAGTTGGCGATTATTCTTCTTAACAATCAGACCAATTGCTGAAGTTGGCGTATATGGTTGAGTATTTACTCTGAGGGGATATTCTTTCTTACCTTGATATTCTCCAAAGGGTATTGCATCAGTTGTGACGATCGTTTGATCGGCATACCCAACCAAATATACAATTTCAGTGAATGCAGAGTCGTCAGCACCAGATCTTTCGCGGGGAGCAACAGCAAAGCGAATTTCATTGCCTTCAAGGAAATAGTCAGTGCCAGGAACCAATATTTCGTTGTACGTGACAACAATTAGGTGCTCTACCGAAGGAGGATTTACAGGAGTCCCTAAAAAGTTTAGGGGAAATTTATTTCTAGTCCCATCAAACAAAGTGAAGGGATTTTCTAGTTGTTGTTTCTTTTTGTCAAATTGACTAGGAGAAACACCTGGAGTAATAATCGCATCAGGTCCACGAGTAACATTCTCGTAATAAATGACCTCATTATCGATCATGATCGATCCATCGGTTTCTTTGAAACCGTCAATCGATTCAATTTGGATAGTTGTATCGTTCAGACCGATATCACTCAATAAGAGTGTATCGCTTGATAATTCATCTGACGTATAAGCATCCAGGTCCAGATAACCCAGAAGATTATTCAGGATATCGTAAGGACGACCTGTTTTTTCTTGAGACTTGTAATATTGGAAGAGAAAGTCAACAAATTGTCGATCTTCCTCCCTAATAAATTCTGGGAGTTGGTTTTCAACTCTATCCGAAATGTTGATATTTTTGGTAGGCATCTATCTCAGAAACAGGAGGTATCTACTGGATATGTAAAACTATCCGTGGGATAATCAATGATATTTATCCCATTGGGATCACCGAAGTTATAACCACTAAAGTTGTTAGGATCGAAGTTGGGGATTGATATGTCATTAGTCTTCCAATCGATTGGGAAGACGTTGACATCGAATAATGTAGGATCAACGCCAGGTGGAATGAGGATAGATCCACCGTAAGGCAATACTTGAATAGGAAGACGAGTTGAATCGTCAGGTGTGCCTTGGATTGCAATGGGACCAACGCAAACTTGTCCTTTACTGTAATCAACAGTCCCAACAGCATTATTTAACACAACTTCAACCTCATCTCTTTTAGTGATAAGGAGAAGATTGCCTTTTCCATCATCTCTGATGTTAACTGGCACCAATACTTCATTTTCTCCAGTAATTGAGTTGGAAGATACAACAGCACTGGTGGAATTAGTACCAGCACCTTGCATTGTCAAATTAACGAGATCTTCAGAGTAACCTGTTGCGTAGAATGTGCCCGATTTGACTACAGAGAAGGAAGGAGCACAAGTTCCTTTATCTCCACCATCATCCTCACATCTACCGTTAATACAGACTTGACCCTCTGGACAATCTGCATCAGTAGAGCAAGAAGTGCCATCTCCACCTTCAGGACTTCCTGAATAATCGCCAGGATTATAAAGTGGGTTGCCAAAGTCAAGACACTGAGTAAAGACACTACCAAACTCAAATTGGTCAAGATTCTGACCAACGGTCACCTGAGTAACACTACCAGAGATTGCAGGGTCGCTATTATCGACCATTGCGTTATATTTGGAAGTATCGATGCGACCACCGAAACGATTGGTTTGACCATTCTTGTTAAACTGGTCAACATTACGCAAAACATCACTTCCGAGTTGAGCACCACTCTTATTAGTGTTGTTTCCGTCGTAATAAACGTAAGATTTAGGAATAACGTAGAAAATAGTAGGATCAATGATCACAGGATCGATTGATGCAACTGTATAACGCTTCAGATCGTTTTTGATCTTTGCTTTTGTCGTTTCATTCAGTTTATTGCCAGTTTTGGGGCGAATAGCAACATAAACTTTACCGTAAATGGGTGGAGTGAGTTTCTCACCACCATATGCGGTTACAGACGCTGCTTGAGGATAGATCTCTGAGACAATATGCTCATAATCAGTTTCAGTCACTGCTCGGTTTTGAGTAGCGAAGGCTCTAGGTGCCCTAAACTTAATAGATAGCGCACTTTCGCGTGCTTCACCGTCTGCTGCAGACTCTCTAGTGATAACTGCAATGTTTGCAGGTGCAATTGCGCGTTGATCACTGTCTCTAATGGTGCCAATGAATGCAAAGTCCTTACAACCGTTTGCCTCTTCACCAAAAGTTGTGACATATGACAGTCTGATGAATTCACCATCAATCAACCTACGTCCAAGGACACCATCACCGAAAACTAGGCGGTATCTAAGGTCATCTGACTCCTCAAGGTAGTAAACACGAGAAGTACTGTTGAGTGTAGTTACGTTTGCAGCAAGGTTATATGTGTCAATCTCTTGCGACTGTGCGTTAGGCGAAATATCAACATAAACCAAGGCTGTGTCTACGTCTTCGGTAGGGATAAGATAGTCCTGCCTCTTCGTATAATCAACTGTGTAGTTAAACTTGAGCAAATTGCCCTGATAAACAAGCACAGGGTCAAATATTGCGATACCAGTTGCGGGATCTACCGTAGTTTGCAACTCTCTAGTCACACAGAAGGTGTAAGTATCATTAAAGTTACGGGCAACAAACACATCTCCTGCAGACAGTGTGCAGAATTCTGGAAATGTAGTGCCATTTAGCGAAACTTGTGTCTGCACACGGATAGTCACACACGCTCTAGGTGCTTTAATTGACCTAGGAGTGTAATTTAACTGCTTTGCGATGCGGATAACGTTGTCTCTGACCGTAGCAGTCTCAAGAAATGCTTCATTCAGCGCCATGTTAGCGTTGAATGCCGTATAATATGTGTTATAAGCGAGGGTATCGATAAGATACGACGCAGCACTACCTTCAAAATCGTAATCGGTAAACTCGTTACGCGTTCTGAGGTAGGATTTGATAGACTCTTTAATCTCAAAGAAGTCTAACGATGTTAGTTGTGATGGGATAGCAGACATTTCAGGTCTTCTCTAAGAGGAATGTTACTTCTTGGGTTAAGTTTTCTCCAGTAATCAAATATTCAAGCTCAACTTGAATTTCATTTAGATCACTGTTATCTTCGACACGCACATCCTCAACAGTAATCCGTGGTTCAAGACGTTGGAGACAATCACGAATTTCAGTCTCGATCGCATCTTTAGAGAATGGATCCCATGGCTCAAAAAGAAGACCTTTCACCCGACTTCCAATGTTCGGTTGAAAAGGTCTTTCACCTAATATAGTCAATAATAAATTTCTTACAGATTGATTGATTGCTCTCTCATTCTTGACAGCACCAAAATCGTCAGTAGAAGGATTTGAATTAAAGGAAATTGCTAAGTCCTTAAACCCTCTACTGACGTACTGGTCTGATCTAAATCTGTAAGCAGGCATTTAACCCTCTTTTTTCTTTGGTCTCTCAGGTGGTTGGATGTTACGACTCACCTTATGAAGATATTTATCACTTCGTGGGTCGGTTATTAGGCGCATACCCGATTTGATAAAATCTTCACTCTGATCAGGTACTGGACTGTTAGCCACGATGATTCCTCCACATGGTAATTTTATTTATGGTCATTGAGAAGATTCCTCCTCAGGTGTTTTCCAATGGTAATCATTGGTGTCTCCTAACCTACCCCATTTGATACCATTTTCAACTTGATAGTATTTGGTTGATACTTTGAAGTCTGGTGTCTTAGGTTCGTTAGGTGTGATCGACAGATCAAAAATTCTGATCCTATTGTTTGGATACAAAGCAAACTGACCATTCTCTAGGAGAATGCAGTTATGTGATTTGTGCTCCTCTGGGGTCTCACTGACATTAGTGTCAATCATGTCAACATCAGCGTGGAAGTTGTCCAGTGTAAACAGATACTGACCAGCAACATTTCCATGATCACGGGTGCGGCACTCAAAATCCATAGTGCCAATAAATTGCTTCTGTATGCAACGCACTCCGTAATCCATACAATTCCAAAACTGCAAGTTGGGTAGATCCATGTCTACCTTTGGAGTTTCGGGACTACTTACAAATGCACTGATAGGTAATTTGTCAAACATTGCAGCATACTCAGGTAAGTATGTCTCAAAATAAAAAGCGCGTCCAGGTATCGATTTTGCCGATACCCATACGCCCTCTACAAATTCACCATGCCCATCGATGTGGTCCCTAAGATATTCCTTACGGACCCACACTTTGTGCGATGGTAAGTTGACAATTAACTGACTCATTCCTCACTAACCCAAGTTGCTGGATGAAAGTTACAATACTCGTTAAAGGTAATCTTCATCTCTTTATTAGAGAGTCCACAATGCCTGGCTGCTTTAGGAAGATTCCATTTAGCAGACCAAAGCATCTCCATAGACTCTCTGGTCTCAACTCTCATCGACCTTGACCACGATACCGCTTACCTTTACTGTTGCGAGATGTTGCAGAATATTTAGTATTTTTAGAGTTACCCTGTCGAGTCATTTTCGGGTTTCCAGGTACCCATCCATCTTTGACCAGTCCTGTCGTTGCGCGTGCGGGCATTAGTCCCTTTCAAACTACCTCAAGATGATAGCACAGTTGGATGCCCAAAGGCAACCACTGAGGAGCATGGATATGAGAATCCAGGGAATCCAACACCAAGTGGATCTAGGATCCTTGCAATAGGGATCTTGAATGCGAAGACTGTCAGGGTAGTCGGGAAGAGGATTCTAGGGTGTCCAAGACCACCAGCATCCTCAATGGTTAGTGTGCTACAAGGGAATGGTGTAGGGATAGGACATACACCCTTACCACAAGGACAGATGAAAATTACAATATTTGTACACAACGCAATGTGTGGAGTGAATACATCACCACCAATCATGATGGGGATAAACTGCACCAGCACTGTTGCTCGTATTGGATTGATCGCTGAAAGAGGAATTAGTGGTGTGGGTGGCCACCAGCATGTAAAATTCTTAATGACGATGCTGTAGGGCACTGGAGGGGTGCCACACGCCTGCACTGAGTGGACAGTGGATGGTAAGCAAAGACCATGCCCTGAGCAGGGTAGACCATTCAGTGATGCAACTGGTTTTAGAAATCCGTATGCCATTAAAATTCTTGGTTAATATCTTTACCTGCAGTATCAGGTCGAGCAACATCACACTCAGTGAAGTATGGATTGCCAAAGTTATTTAATGCGTTACTTAATGCCTGCACTCCACCAGTCAACCAATTCCTCACACGCATTGTGCCGCTGTAAGATCCCATCTTGAATACCTTGTCGCCATCTGAGTTGGTATACATTCTGGATGGGTCAATAGCAATAGACGCATCATTAACATTCTCCAAACCAGCAGCAGGAGGTCCACCAAAGATCCAAGCATAGTAACTCGTTGCAGAAGGTGAGCAGGTTGCACAGAATGGATTGACTGGTCCTGTAGGACTATTCTGTACAGTGCCTACGCCTGGTCCTGTGATCTCCCAGAAGCGGTTGCCAGCGATAGGGTCACCATTGCTATCATATCCACAATACACGTCTAGAGGGGCGTCTGCGGGTGCTCCTGTCTTCCTTGCATAAGTATCCCAACACTCATGGTTAGGCACATTAGTGTTTGCAGGGTTTGGACTGCAGTCTACACCAAATGCAGTATATGTTCCATTGCCAGAATACGATGTAGACGTAGATGTAGTGTTACCATTCTCGTCTGGGTCTGATGTTGTGGTCACATCGTATGCCCAAGACACTGATGCGCCACCTGTGAGTGCGCCACCAGTCAAATTATCACCTAACCAGAGCTGGAATTGCTCGTATTCACTAAAACCTAGACGGTTATAGTCAAAAGTATTCTCATCTAGACCCACTGGGACGAAAATAATGTCATTTTCGTCATTGGGATCGCGATAACAGCGCCCATCGACAGATCCATTGTTACAATTCCACGTTTTGTAACCATCAGCAACCTTTCTACGCGGTGTTACCTTGGGTTTTTTGAAACTTTCCATGAAATCCATGAAAGCTGCGCCCTGAGATCCAGTAACTCTGCCTTCAACCATGATCGACACGTTAAATTCTGCCTCTTTAACTTTAGAAGCGCAGTATTTGTAAGGCAAATATCCAAAAGCACGCTCATCAGTGAGGTTTCTACCCTTCTCAATCATGTCAAGAGTGGCAGATCCCCTCTCAGTAGTGCTAACGTACGCACATGGCATGTCAAACCAGCGTCTGATGTTGTAAATTTTGGGTTGTCCCATGGTTAAACAGCGGTCTTTCTGGAAAGGACCGTAAACATGCGACGTTTGCTCCTGGTATTCCTCCAAGTTTTGGACCGTTGCATAGACATCGGGCATAACTTGAGACTCAAATCCGCGAATGCGGTCATCTAGACCACTCATAATCTCCCAGAAGTCCTTTTTAGGGATAGCATCAAGCACATTGCCGCGACCATTTACTTCTAAACAGTTAGGTGGAAGGTCAAAACACAGTTTTGTTACATTCTCTTGATCAATCTCTGCCATTCTAATGTAAGAATCAGGTGCTGCAGAGGCAATAGGGGTATTCATAAGAGTGAAACCTGTGTTTGCAACCTGATTAGGAGAGGTTGGAGACCCAAGACCCTTAGTATTAAGAGATTCAAACTCAGTAGGTGCTCCCCTAAAGTCATTTCCAGTGTTAGTGTTGATCCATTCAAGAGGATCTTGCTGACTACCAGTAGGTAAACTACTATCAAACTCTTGAAACTGGTCAGAGATGCCCTGTCCTAGTGCGGCAATGTCACCAATATTGG